ATGATTGATATTTTCCCCAGTCCATTTGTTGATAGCGCTGCCGTAGGTTGTTGTTTCCACGGTTTCTACTATCTCTTGGGTGGTAGTTGTTGTGCTCTGCATCGAGCCTTGGGTGAAGTTGGGTGTTACCAACTCCGCTCTTACTACCGAGGGGGATGACAGCATTAAGAGTAATAGCCATTTTTTCATTCTTCTTTTTTCTTTGCCATAGGACAGTTGACGGGTTTACCTTTACCATCTTTATTACCAGTAGTCAAACCGAAGGTAGCTAAAGCCCCGGTGAAAACGGATGCTACAAAAGTTATATCAGAATTCCCTGACTTTTTAATCATTGGTAATTCCACGTAGTTTAAAGTTATGATAAAGCCAGACCAAACGACTACACCGAGTCGGACAAAGGTGCCAAGGATCTGGATTTGGGCTTCTTGATCCTCTATTCCGTCTTTAAGTTTTTTGAGGAGTCCTTTTCCTTCCTTTTTTTCTTCCATGCATCAACTCGTTTTTGTAGTTGCTTTTGAACGTTCTTTTTAATTGGTTCGAAGAAAGTTTGTGCAACAGTGGTGGTTGCCACAGCTACAACAGCCGTTGTGACAGCTGTAACCACTACCGTAGTTTCTGGTAGTGGAAATTCTATATCTATAATTGGTATATTTAATTTAGGAGTCTCTGGTTCAGTAGTTTCCGTCTCCTCTGCTTTAACCCCCGGAGGACGCTCTAGATTGGCCGGAGGGATCACTATAGGGGGAAAGTATGGAATCTGTGCCGAAGGGGGCTTAAACTCCATTGCAGGGATGTCTGGTGGCGTCGGTATATCAGGGGTGGGAAGACGGATTATCATTATTTAAGGGAATGCAGAGTTAGGATCGCATCGACCTGTTTCTAACCAGTTAGTACCATCATATATTAAACTAAGAGTAGCTTCAGCAACACCAGGTGCAAAGTTAGCTCCATTTGCTAATACAATAGGTGCACCATCTACTATATCAACACCAGTTCCACTGCTTCCCCATATTAAGGTAAGAGTCTTACCAGCTGGAATAGCATTAGCTGAATCGAAATCTGTTATATTAGTAGATCCAGCATTAATAAATAGAATCGATTGTCCATCTTGGATTGATGGTGTAGCATCACCTGAACCTGAATTTACTATATCATGATTCCAAGAATTATTAACTACACTTACATTATTACTAGTAGCTGTAATTAAATGGAATTTATGATCAACAGTACCTGATACAGAGTTACCAGTGATATGTAATCTCTTAATATCATCAGCATCAGTATAATCTCTGAAATAAATACCATATGTAGTAGTAGAACCATCTACATCATTAGCATGTACTAAGTTATCAGAGACTAAAATATTATGATAAGTACCGCTAGCTGCTTGTGGAGCAACACGTATTGCAGCAATAGTACCACTAGTTAAACTAGTAGTCTCTCGCCTAACTAAATTACCACTAACTTTTAAAGTATCAACTGTACCTGCAGGTTCTATTTCTACTCCATAAGTCGCATTCTTAGATTGGTTAATTGTATTATTACTAAAATTAACAAATTCTGAAGTTGCACTAGGTGCGACTAGAACTGTATGGGTAACACCAGAACATTCAGTCCAAGTATTATTTGTGATATTAACTATATTACAGTCACC